GCGGAATAGCCGAGCTTGTCGATCCAGCTATCCCGGTGGCCGGGGCTAGTGATCAGGCGGCAGGTCTTCAGCCAGTCCATGCACAGGGCGACCTGTACGAGGGTGACTTCGTGGCCGAGGATTTCCGACCAGCCGTGCGCGATGCGCGAGAAGTTCTCGCTGGCCGTGCCGTAGTCTTCGTGGCGCTGGCCGTTGATCAGCTTCTCGGCTTCATCCAGCAGGACAGCGCGGTCGTTGGGCGACGGCTCCGGTTCAGCGCGCTCGGTGCGCGAAAACAATTCGTCGAGGGTTTCGATCAGCCTGCCGCCAACCTTCATCGCGACAGACACCGGGCAGTCGGGGAGGTGGAACTCACCGAACTTGGTCAGGATTTCAGACGTTTCAGCCCCACAGTGGGCGCACTTGACGTTCATGTTCGTTACTCCGCAGATCGTTTTCTTGTTCTGGATGATGCGGGGGCAGTCGGGCGCGCACGGCGTCCCGATCCAGCTATCGCAGGCCCCGCAGTAGCCGCCGACCGCCATCAGAACGGGATGTCGTCGTCGAGGTCATCGCTGGCCCCGCCGCCGCCCTGCTGCTGACCACCCCAGCCGCTGCCGCCGCTCGAACGCTGACCGCCCGACTGCTGGCCGTTGCCGTTGCCGCTCGGCGGATCGAGAAGCTCGATGGTGCCGTCGAAGGGGCGCAGGATGATTTCGGTGGTGTAGCGGTCGTTGCCGTTCTGGTCCTGCCACTTCCGGGTCTGAAGCGACCCCTCAATGTAGACCTTGCTGCCCTTCTTCAGGTAACGCTCGGCGACAGTCCCGATGCCTTCGTTGAAGATGGAGACCGAGTGCCACTCGGTCTTTTCCTTCTTCTCCCCGGTGTTCTTGTCCTTCCACGTTTCCGACGTCGCGACCCGCAGGTTCACGACCTTCCCACCGTTCTGGAACGACTTGGTCTCGGGGTCTGCCCCGAGCCTGCCGATCAACTGCACTTTGTTGAGGTTCTTCATGTCAGTCCTTTCTGGTGCCGGGGGTTACGCGCCCCGGCTCGCGGCCTGCTCGTCGGGTCGGAGAGGACGAGAACCCGAAGCAGACTGCCCACTGTTGTTTCGCATGGTCACGACCTGTGGGCTGCGCGACCAAGCAGCGGATGCGCTACGCTGCCCGATGACGACGAAAACCATAGATTTTCTTCGCCCATGCTTCCGGGAACTTGTATCCCCTAGACCTACCAAGCTCGATCAAGTCCTCAAGGGACTTTGCATCGCGCTGTTCCTTTTTCCTCATCTGAGCGAGCTTCTCCTTGTCGAGTTCTACGAGGGTGCCTTCGACCTGCTGGACAGTCCGCGTCTGGACCTCCTTCTCGTGGCCGCAGGCAGGGCAGATGGAAAACGGTTCGCCGCTGTAGAAGCACTCGTCGCACTGCTGCACGGGCGGCGCGGCCTCGCGCCCCTTCTTCGTCTTCGGCTTGGCGTTGAGGTCCCATTCGCGGACCTCGTCCGGCAGGCCGTGGCGGAACACGTTTCCGGCGTGATCGAGGATGACGGCGTGATCCTTGCCGTCCGACGTCCGCAGGCCGCGCCCGACCATTTGCAGGTAGAGGCCGGTGGACTGCGTCGGGCGCAGCAGGATCACCGCCTCGATGGCGGGCAGATCGAAGCCCTCGCCGAACAGGTCCACGTTGGACACGACCTTGATCCGGCCTGCCTCGAAGTCGCGCAGGGTCTGGTCGCGGACGCGCCGGTCGGTCGAGCCATCGAGGTGCGCGGCGGCGTATCCGTTCTCTTGGAACTGGGCCACGACGTTCTTCGAGTGTTCGATGCTGGTCGCGAAGACGATGGCGCGCTTGTGGTCGCAGAGCTTCCGGTAGTGCTGGATCGCGTCACCCGTGATCGCCCTGCGGTTCATCAGCGCGGCAGTTTCCTTGCTGACGTAGTCGCCGCCGCGAGTGTGAACCCCGGTCATGTCGGGGATCGAGGGCGCGAACAGCTTGTAGGGCGACAGGAACCCGTTCTCGATGAGCCACTTCGTCGTCGGCCCTTCGACCATGACGTTGAACCAGTCGCCCAGCCCGCGCCCGTCGAGGCGGCAGGGGGTGGCCGTCAGGCCGACATGGATGACGTCGGGGTAGGCCGAGAAGATCGCCGCCCATGAGGCCGACGCGATGTGGTGACACTCGTCCCAGACGATCATGTCTGGCGGCGGGATGCCCTCCATGCGCCGCGTGAGCGTCTGGACGCTCGCGATCTGGACGCCAGCGCGCCGGTCAGGCGTGAACCCAGCCGACACGATGCCGTGGCTGATGCCGACCTTGTCGAAGGTGCGGCTCGACTGCGTGATGAGTTCGCGGCGGTGGACCATGAACCAGCAGCGGTTGCCCCGGCTGGACGCGGTCCCGAGCATGTAGGCGGCGAGGGCGGTCTTTCCTGCGCCAGTGGGCGCGACCATCAGCACGGACTGCTCGCCCGCACGGATTTGCGCCCGCGCTTTGCCGATCAGATCGGACTGATATTCCCGCAACTGGAATGACATAACCCGGCTGTTCCCCCGTTTTCCCGGTAATGACCTGTCGCCGCCGTAGCAAAGATGATTTTATGTGTAAAGTGGGTTGCCACACAAAGGCATTGCCGTTAAATCGCGGGAAGTGCCGGGGCAAAAACGGGAACGGCACGAAGGGAGTTAACCATGCAAAATGGTGTTTTTCCGGGATTTCCAACGACGATTATCATGCGGGTCCGGGGGTGTCTAAGTCAGGTCTTGACTTGATCTACGAGCAAAGCCCGCTTCACTATTGGTCGAAATATCTCGACCCCGAGCGCGAGCCGCGCAAGGAGACGCCCGCGCTGAAGCTCGGGCAGGCGCTGCACACCGCGATCCTCGAACCGGACGAGTTCGACAACCGCTATATCGTGGTGCCCGAGGATGCGCCGCGCCGCCCGTCCATCACGCAGGTCAACGCGAAGAAGCCATCCGATGACACTCTGTACGCAATCGGCTGGTGGTCGGATTTCGATCAGGAACACGAAGGCAAGGTCATCCTCTCGCAGGAAGACAGCAGCATGGTCCTGAAGGTTTCGACAAATGCCCGTAACCATCCGCTCGCACGGAACATCCTGTCGGTCGGCGAGGCCGAGCAATCGGTGTTCTGGACCGACGAGGAGACGGGCGTCCTGTGCAAGTGTCGCCCTGACTGGCTGATCGACCCGAACCCGAACTACGCGGTCCTCGACCTGAAGTCGGCTCTCGACGCCAGCCCTCGCGGGTTCGAGCGGTCGGCGTACAACTACGGCTACCACCGCGCTGCGGCTTGGTATCTGGACGGCGTTGAGGCGGCGACCGGCAACCGGCCCGACGCCTTCATGTTCCTCGCGGTGGAGAAGGAGCCGCCCTACGCGGTGGCCTACTACTACGCCGACGACGCCATGATCGAACTGGGTCGCCGGGAGTGCCGCGAGGCGCTGCGGACCTATGCCGAGTGCCTGTCGTCTGGGAAGTGGCCGGGTTACGCCGACCGCCTCCTGCCGCTCGGGCTTCCGCGCTGGGCACAAGGGGCGCTCGATGGCTTCGGTCAGTGACATCGTCGCGGCGGCGGGGTGGATTTTCTGCCTCACCCCCGCGCAGATCATGTCGCCCAGCCGCCACAAGCGGGTCGTGCGCGCGAGGAACGCGGTGTTCGCCGCCCTCTCGCGGCGCGGGTCCTCCTCGGGGCAGATCGGGCGGTGGATGCACCGCGACCACTCCACGGTGCTGCACGGCATCCGCCGTGCCGATGAGTGGGCAGCAGAAGACCCAGTCTACGCCGAGAGGATCAGGCGGCTGGCAAACTACAGGCCCCATCTGGGCCGCAACGAAGGGAAGAATGAAGATGGCAAGCAAGAGGTTGAACGCGGGGCACCGGGATGCCCTGAAGGCGCTGGCGGACAAGCTGATCGCGCAGACGGCTGACAGGGCCGAACTGGACACGACCTACGCCAAGGCGGCGAAGGCGGTCAGCGACCACATGAAGCGCCGCTACCCGCCCGCCGACATGGCGGTTCTGGAAAAGTACGGGCAGGCGCATGTGGACAGGTGTGTCTACGTCTCGACGGGTGGCAGCAACTACCAGCGGTTCGAGTTCCGCGCGGATGATGCGCTGGCTGCGCTTCGTCCCGGAAGCCGCAACTCGTGCAACCACCGGACGCCGCTCCTGCTGACGGACGACGAGGATACCGCCCTGACGGCGTACAACAAGGCAAGCAGGGCGCGCGAGGCTGAAATCAAGCAGCGCCGCGACGACTTCTACACCCTGATCAACAGCGCGCTGACCTACGAGGAACTGGTCGCCGTCTGGCCCGCCGCTGATGCCCTGCGCGAGCAAATCCTCGGCACCAGCCGCGCGATTGCCGTGATGAGCGCCGAGGTCGTGGCCCGCATCCGTGCGGACGCCGCTGCGGTGGTGGAGGTGGTTGCGTGACGCGCCGCTCGACCCAGCAGCTTGGAGAACTGCTGGGCATCTACAGTGGGCGCGGATACGCGCTCGCTGACCTCCCCCCGCTGCTGGGACGGACGCGCGAGACGCTTCGTCGCCATGCAAAAGCAGCAGGGCTGAATTTCTCTGACTATAAGCCGAGGACCAAAAAATGAGTGATCTGCCTGATACTTCCGCCATGATGCCCGTCGCCTTCGGCCTGTCCGGCCTGAACGACCTCGCTCATTTCATCCATCGGCAGAACGTCTTGGCCGGGTGGTGGACCAATCCGAAGACCGGCGAGAGCATCATCGACACCCGCAACGTCGGGGAAATCCTGATGCTCATCGTGTCCGAAATCGCCGAAGCGATGGAGGGGCACCGCAAGGGCTTGATGGATGACAAGCTGCCGCACCGCCCTATGATCGAGGTGGAGCTTGCCGACGCGATGATCCGCATCTTCGACCTCGCCGGGGCCAAGGGGTACGACCTCACGGGCGCGGTGCATGAGAAGATGCTCTACAACGCCACGCGGGAGGATCACAAAATGGAGAACCGGGTCAAGCCCGGTGGGAAGGCTTACTGATGTCCGTCATCCAAATCCGCAAGGCGCAGCGCGAAGGCGCGCGCATGGTGATCGGCCTTGCCGGTCAGAGCGGGTCGGGCAAGACCTTCAGCGCCATCCAGCTTGCCTATGGGCTGGCTGGGGGCGTTGGTGAGAAGGTCGGCTTCCTCGACACCGAGAACCGGCGCGGCTCGCTCTACGCTGACACCGTGAGCGATCCGTTCCTGATCGGCGACCTCTACGCGCCCTTCAGCCCGCAGCGGTACATCGACGCGATCTTGGAGTTCCAGAAGGCTGGGGTCGAGGTCCTCGTGATCGACAGCGTCTCCCACGAATGGGAAGGCACTGGCGGCTGCGAAGAAATCGCCTCGGCCTCCACCAACAAGGTCATCGGCTGGGCGAACGCGAAGGCGCAGCACAAGCGGTTTATGAACACGCTGCTTCAGTGCGACATGCACATCATCGCCTGCATCCGTGCGCGCGAGAAGGTGGACTTCTCGGACCCGAAGAACCCTCGTCCGCTCGGCGTCCAGCCGATCTGCGAGAAGAACTTCATGTTTGAAATGACCGCCTCGCTGATGATGTGGGACAACGGTCGCGGGCAGGATGTGATGAAGTGCCCCGCCGACTTGGTGCCTATCTTGGGGCGCGGCAAGGGCTACATCACGCAGGACGATGGTAAGGCTCTGCGCGAGTGGATCGCGGGCGCTCGCGCCCTTGACGAAGGTGTGGAGCGGAGCCGCAACGCTTTGCAGAGCATCACGCAGCAGGGTCTGTCCGCGCTCGAAGCGGCATGGAAGCAGACCCCCAAGGACATTCGCGCCGCACTTGGTCGCGAGTTCCTTGAGCAACTGAAGGCGGCTGCTACCGCCTTCGATGAGACCACCAAGGGGCAAGCCGCTCCCGCCTCGGTGGAACGCTTCAACTCCGCTGGTGATGAGCCTGCGGGCGGCACTGAAGACGACCCCTTGTGAGGCAATGATGACTGACGCAACGATCCTGACGCCTACCGAACTGTCGCAGCGTTACAACAGTCTGGTTTCCCTGAAGACGCTCGCGAACTGGCGCTCGACCGGCGAAGGCCCTGCCTTCACCAAGGTCGGGAGCCGGGTGTTCTATCGGCTGACCGATGTCCTCGAATGGGAGGAGCGCAGGACGATGCGGGTGGGATGAAATCCCGCTACCTTTGTGTTACCTGTTGCCGGTCGGTTCACTCCCACCGGCAACAGACTAGCCCCGTAGATCATTGATTTGCGGGGCTTTTTTTCTGGCACCTCACGCCGCCACTGCATACTGGCCGCTTATGTGGTGGAGTGCCCGACGTATCCCGTCCCGTTCCCGGCGTTTCCCGAAGTGTCTGATTTCTAGGGATTTTTCTTGCGGGCCTCCCGCGAAGCCCGGTAGATTTCCCGCGTTATCCCGTGAACCTGTTACCTGTGAGCTACCTCCATGAAGATCACGAAGAACAGCCTGAAGGCCCTAGAACCGCGCGCGAAGGACTACGTGGTGTGGGACGACGCGCTACCGGGGTTCGGTGTCCGCATCTGGCCGACCGGCAAGCAGACCTACGTCCTGATGTACCGCACGGCGGGCGGGACGCAGCGGAAGATGACCGTGGGGCAGGCGGCGGTGATGACGCCGGACGAGGCGCGCGACCGGGCGCGGAAGGCGCTGGTCGATGTCCGCGACGGGCAGGACCCGCACCGCGACAAGATCGACCGCAGGACCGCCGAGACGGTCGCCGATCTGCACCGGGCGTTCATGGAGGTCTACAGCCAGCCGCGCGTGAAGAAGAACACCGAGGAGGTCTACGGGCGGCTCTGGCGGCAGTACCTGCTGCCACGGTTCGGGCGCGAGAAGCTCGCCGAGGTGACGCGCGAGGCGCTGACGAAGTTCCACGGCGAACTGGTCGATCACCCGCGCACCGCGAACATGGCGCTGGGCGTCATGCGGGTCGCCCTGAACATCGCCGTCGAGCGCGGCTGGATCGCGAAGAACCCGGCGCTGAAGATGAAGCAGTACCCGGAGCGGCGGCGGCAGATGGTGCTGACCCCGGAACAGATGCGGGCGCTGCTGGCCGCGATGGATCGCCAGCCGCCGCGCCGCTGGGCATCAGTGTTCCTCTACAGGCTGCTGCTGTTCACCGGGCTGCGCCTGCGCGAGTGGGCCAAGGCCGAGTGGTCATGGATCAACCTCGATGCCGGGATGATGTCGCTGCCCGACACGAAGACCGGCGCGCGGGTCGTTCACTTCGGCGATGAGGTGCGCGTGATCCTGCTGCAAATCAAAAGCCACCCCCTTTCGAGTAAGGTCTGGGTGTTCCCGAATGAGGGCCACACCGGGCCGCTGACGCACCCGTACAACTGCTGGGACGACATCGTCGCTGACACGGGGCTGAAGGGCCTGCGGATGCACGACCTGCGCCACACCTTCGCCAGCTACAGCCTGCTGTCGGGCGCGAATATCAAGGAGGTGCAGCAGATGCTGGGCCACAAGACCCTGCGGACGACCGAGCGTTACGTCGGCGTGTTCGATGAGACAATCCGGTCGGCCCAGAGCCGCACCGCGTCTACGTTGATGGACGCTGCGATGTCTGGGAAGCTGCCGGGGCGTGTCACCGCCCCAGCGCCTCGCAGGGGTATCAGAACTGCGGGATAGAATGCCGCACAGTCATGCCGAGAACGGCGGGCACAACGAGTTGCGCGGCATCGACGACGCTGATGTCGCCGACGAGGTAGGAGGCAATCGCGCCGATGATCGACACGCCGCCGAGGATGTAGGTCTTCTTGCCCTTAAACATGATCAGTCTCCACTTGTTTCAACCACTGCCGGACGTCGAACGAGGGGCAGGCTTTCTTCACCCCCGGCCAGTCGCGGTGCCCGCGAATGACGATGCCCGGATACCGCTCCTGATAGGTCCGAATAAGGGTCAGGAGCGATGCCTTCTGCGCGTCGGTGCGCGTATCCTTGGGCGTCTTGTTGTCCTTCGACACGCCGCCGACGTAGCAAATTCCGATGTTGCCGGTGTTCGCGCCGCCGACATGCGCGCCCTTCTGGTCGTCCCGAAGGGTCCGATGGGTCGAGCCGTCAAGCTCGATGACCCAGTGGTAGCTGGTCTGCCCGAAGCGGGCTTGGTCCCACTGGCTGATCTGGTCCGCGCTGACATGCCGCCCCTCGGGGGTTGCCGCGCAGTGGATGGTCAGGAACTTGACCGGGCCGAGGGCTGTCACCTGTCTGCCTTCCTGTCGAGGGATTTGCGGAGTTCCGAGAACTGGTCGTTCAGCCAGTCACGGAGGGCTTGGACGTCGCTGCGCTGGTCGCCGTGCAGCCGCTCAAGAATTTCGATCTTGGTCTCCGCGCGCACAAGGCGCTCACGCAATGAAACCCAGACGCTAAGAACGCCCCCGGCAAGACCGAGAAAGGCAATCAGTTCCCCTACAATTGCAGCATCCATCATCCGACCTTCAAATCTGGTATCCGACAATCACGATGTCGGGGGCGATTACTTCGATGGACTGGCCTGCCGCAACATTCCAGTCAGTCTCCGCTTCCCGAACACCAGTGCAGTGATGAACGAACAGGGCGTCCGCGTCCAGCACTTTGGTCTCGGTCAAGACCTCGAAGCGATATTCGGCCTGCTTGTGGTGGAACAGCTTCTGCGTGACGCAGCAGAGGGTGAAGTCGTCGGCGAACTGGCGGGTGAACACCTGCTGCGGCAGGTAGCCAAGGCCCCCATCGACGTTGTGCATCCCGTGGGTCCACGTTTGGACGAAGTCGCCCGTGGCCGTCTGGAAGGTGTAGAGCGCACTGCCGTTGGTCACGACGGACACATGCTCGCAGCAGCCCCAATCAACGCCTGCGGCATACGCCTCGATGATGGTCGGGTTCGCCTGCGGCTCGGCGAACGGCTGCATCTGCCACATGCGGTAGGCCCCCGAAGGGCGCAGGTAGGTCTCGCCGTTGACGAAGGTCGAATAGTGGACTTCGAGGTCGTCGTTCAGCGGGATCACGACTTCGGACTGGACGGGGTAGATGGACTGCATGGGATCACCTAATGTCGATCTGGACGGCCTGATAGATCGTGTGAGTGCCGGACTGGGTGCCGCTCGTCGCGATGGCTGCACCGCCTGCGGTGGTCGCAAGCTGGAAGGTGTTCGCCGTGGCGTTCACCACGTAGTAGACGGTGTTAGCCGACAGCCCGGTCGGCAGCGCCCCGGTCGTCCGCAACACGACGCGCTGACCGTTGGCCTGACCGTGTGAGGTCCAAGTGACGACGCAGGGGTTCGCGATGGTCATCGTGACGGTGTACGGGCCAGCCGCGCCGGGGTTGGTGCTGCCGATGAAGTCGCCGGTCGTCGTGCAGTCGAACTTGGTGTAGGGCGTGTTGAGGAAGGTGTGCGTCCCTGACTGGGTGCCGCTGGTGGCAATCGAGGTCGAGGCGTTCGGGGTGGTTCCAAGCTCGAACGTGTTGGTCGTCACGTTCCGCATGTAATAGACCGTGCCCACGGTCAGCCCGGTCGGCAGCGCCCCGGTCGTCGTGAAGCTGACCGGAAGCCCAGCATAGCCGCCGTGGCCCACCGAGGCGACGACGCACGGCGTTGCGATGGAAATGGTGCAGTTGGCCGATCCGCTGTTGCCCGTGTACCCCGTACCGAGCGCGCGGTCGGTGCCGTTGATCGTCAGGAACGACAGCAGGCTGGTCGAGAGGGTGCCGAGGAGCATGACCCCGGTGTAGGTCGAGGTGCTGTCGTAATAGATGCCAGACAACGGAGCCTGCGCGACCGTGCTGATGCCGCTGGCGTCGGGCGGCGCGATGATGCCGTAGTTGTTCGGTGCATAGCGATAGCCGGTCTGGTAGATGCCCTTGATCGAGAACTGCCCCTTGCCGATGACAAGGGAGTACCGCGAGGAGCCGCCGCCCAGCAGGGCCGAGAGAATGCCCGCCATTACGAGACGCCCGCACCAGAGACGACCCAGACCGTCGCCGCGACCTTGACCAGCGTGGCGAGGCCGTAAGCCGCCACGGTGCGGGTGCCGGTGCTGGTCGTGCCCGCGAGGCGCAGGGTGTCGGTCGTGATCGCGATGTTCTGCGAGGACGCGCTGTTGTTGAAGATGACGACGGTCGAGCCGATGGGGAAGGCCACCGAGGCGTTCGCCGGGACCGTGATGCCGCCCGTCGTGATGCTGATGTGCTTACCCATGTCGGTCAGGGCGAGCGTGTAGGCGGCGGTCTGCGCGTTCTGCGGGATGCCCTTGTAGCCGACCGCGTCGGCGAGCGCCGACGAAGTGATCGCGCCCGTCGCGGTGATGCGGAACCGCTCCGCAGCGGTCGCGCCGGTCAGGACGACGAGGTCGTTGGTGTCCGCGTAGATTTGCGTGTCGCCAGCGACCGTGGTGGTGCCGTTGCCCGACTGAAGGCGCAGGACGCCAGTGTTCTGGATGCGGGTGCTGCCGTTGACGACAAGGCGGTAGGCGGGGTCAGCGCCGCCGCCGATGTTGAGGCCCGCCGTCGTGGCGCGCATCATTTCCGCGTTGCTCGCGGTCGGGTCGCGCCAGATGTGCTTCGGGAGGTCCCAGTAGCCGATAGAGACGGCGGTGGTGCTGCCCCCAAAGAAGCGGAAGTAGGGCGAACCGGCATTGTTATCGACGGCCATGTAGACCGCCGTGCTGGCGAGGCCAGTGACCAAGCCGAACTGGGCGACCGCGTTCGACGTCGTGTTGCCGTTGTAGACGCGAACGGCATTCACGCCGTCCCAGTCCCGGCGAAGCAGCGTGGTGGCCGAAAGGAAGACGTTGCCCCCGGTCAGGGTGATGTCCGTGTCGAACGTCACCGAGCCAGAGAAGTCAATCGTACCGGCAATGGTCGTCGGGTTGGCGAACGTGAAGGTCGCCGCGTTCACGGTCACGGTGTCGGCGCTGGCATCGCCCAGCGTCGTGTTGCCCGTGTTCGAGAACGAGGTGCAGGTGACGCCAGTGAAGGCATAGGTCGAGGTGAGTTCGCCCCATGCAGTGCCCGACCACACCTGCCAGCGCCCGATGCCCGAGTTCCACCGGATCGCACCCGTGGGCATGTTCGTGGGGGTGCCCACCGAGAACTGCGTGGCAGCATCGACGTCGCGATCCGTCAGGTTCTGACGGAAGTTCGCGTAGGTCGAGGTCAGGGTGGGAAGGGACCAATCAGCCATCGTTAATACCCTCGTGCGGTCCAAGAGACGGTGCCGGAAAGACGGGTTCCCGAGCTATCGTAGAGAAGGACCTTGAAAGAAGTCGGGTTTGCACCGCCCGCAAAATCGTAAATCGCGTACCTCGCACTGGTGCCCAAAGGAGTAACCGTGATCGAGGACACAGAATTGAACGTCGAATTGAAGTTGACCGTCGTGCCGCCGACGTCCGCAGAGCTACAGACGGCAGAGCCGAAGTCATCCTTTTGCTTTGCATCGAGCTTGATGACAAGGCTCGAAACTTGGAAAAGGTCGTCAGCGCCCGCACCAGTGACGTCGATCCTGATCTTCACCCAGCGGAAGCTGGACGCATAGACCTCGGTGACGCCCGCATAGTTGGTCCACGGCCCAGTGGCCGAGGTGTTCGACACGCTGATCGTGTACGTGGCCGTGGGGGTGCCGAGGCCCGCGACGGTGGTCGCGATGAAGCTGACCTTCGACGCCGGGATCGTCGAGCCATAGTCAACGACCTCCTCGTAATAGGAGGAGTTCGCGGTCGGCTCGATCCAGTAGGGATAGCCCGCGTTGATCTGGTCCTGCGGCGTGGACCATGCGTTGCCGGTGAAGTGCGCCTGATAGGTCGTGGTCGTATCGACCCCGAGGAACAGGATGCCGTCGTTGACCAGCGCGTTCGACTTCGTGCCGCTGAAGGTGGACTGGACCGACAGCAGCAGCTTGTAGTCGGGCGGCTGGTTCACGACAGCCGTGACGCTCGACGGGGTGCCGACGTTGCCGCCGATGTCCACACCCGCGATCCAGTAGGTGTAGGTGCCCGAGGCAGTCTCGAACAAAGTCGTGAACGTGGCGTTCGAGACGCGACCGACGACCGTGCCGCCCGCCCAACTGGAACCCTTGCGGATTTCGTAATAGTCGATGGCGAGGGTCGAGGTAGCAGCGCCCCACTTCAGCAGCACGTTGTTGTCGATGACCTGCTGCGTCATCGTCACGCTGCTCGGCGCAGAGAATGCGATGGGGTAGGAGGCTGCGTTCGCGCTGTAGATGCCCGAGGTGTCGATGGCCTTGATCAGGTACGTCTGCGAGGCACCGTTGATCGCGCCGAGCTTGTAGGTGTTCGCCTTTACCCGCGTGACGATGGTCGCGGTGTTCCACGAGGTCCCGAGACGGATTTCGTACTGCGCGAGGTCGAGGTCCGGGACATTGTCCCACTTCAGCGAAACGCCGATGAGGGGGTCGATGCTCGCGGTGAAGCCGCTGACATCGCTCGGCTTTGCGGTCTTGCCCAGCGCGGCCTTGCTGCCCGTCGCATAGGTCTTCGAGCGCGTCCCGAATGCACCGATCGAGTAGATGCGGACCTCGTAGGTGGTCGGCACCGTGTTCAGGATGTCGTAGTCGCAGGACGAGGTCTCGTCCCTGACCCAGTTGCCACCGTTCGAGCGCCACTCGATCTGGTAACGCACGGCGTTCTTCGCTTGCGGCCAGTAGACCGACAGCTTCGAGCGGACGTCGTTCTGGTAGTAGTAGAGGCTCTCGGTGAAGCTGATGGTCGAGACCGTGTCGGGCGCGGGCGACAGCGAGGTGTAGTTCCTCGTGGCGAGCGTCAGGCCGTTCTCGACGTAGCCGTACTTCGACGGCTCGTGCATCAGTCCGGTGATTTCATGCTCACCCGTCTCGTTCTCGTTGACCGTCAGGACGCGGAACGTCTGGGCATAGAGCGCATCGGACGACAGCACCCAGCCGAACTGGGCAAGGGGCACGACATCGAACGGCTGCGACACGGTCAGGGTGGTGCCGCTGATGCCGGTCACGGTGCGCGTCTGGACGCTGCCATCGGCGCACATCACGTAGAGCGTCAGGGTTCCGCTCGGGATCGTGTCGAGCTTGTCCACGGTCACGGTGTAGTCGGTGGCTCCGACGACACGCCCGCCAAGGCGCTGCCCAGCGCGGAACTGATCGGCGACCTTGATGATGTCGCCGGGGCGCACGGCAGCACCCTCGTAGCCGGTCTTGAAGCCGATGACCTCGGTCTCATACCGCTCCGAATACAGCAGCCAGAGGCCGAGGCGGTGCGCCTGCCCGCGCGAGGTGCAGCCGAAGGCCACGACCTCGGTCTCGATCACGCCGTAGCGCGAAATGCCGTCCGTGTCCTCGACGTACTCGATCTTCTGCCGGTAGAGGTCGGCAGGATCATTCCACTGGACCAGCGCGACGGTGTGCCGACCCTTGGCGCTCGACCCCTGATAGCTGAACTGCCCGCCGATGACGTTGGAGTTCGTGAACAGGTAGCTCGGGTCCTTCGGCGCGTCCTGCACCGCCGTCACGGCCCCAGTGCCCCAATAGGCCATGCCCCGGAAGACCGAGGTGAAGTCGTTCAGGACCTTGTAGGCTTCCTGCCGCGTGTTGACCCAGACGTTGCAGGTGAAGCGCGGCTCGGTGCCGCCGAAGCCATCCGCGACAAGCTCGTTGCAGTATTTGCTGATCGTGTAGAGCGACCACTTGTCCATCTGCGAGGCATCGACATAGGAGCCAAGCCCGTAGCGGTCGGTCGTGACGAGGTCGTAGTAGGCCCATGCGGGGCAGGCGCACCAGCCGACTTGGAAGGTGCCATCCCAAGTGCCCGAGTACGCCAGAGAGCCATCCGAGCGCACCGTGGCGTTTGTCGGGAACTTGATCTTCAACAGCTTGACGTCGTAGCCCCGCTTCGGGATCGCGCGGAACTGCGAGGCGTCGATCTTCAGCGCCACAATCGCGCTGTTCGGGTAGCGCAGCTTGGCGTCGATGACCTCGGTGTAGCTCAAGAACACGGTCTTGTTGTTCAGCGTTGAGGTCGAGGTGCTGTCGGCAGTGATGCGGCGCAGGCGGATTTGCCACGGCCCGCCCGAGGGCAGGTTGATGCGGTACTGCCGCTGGTAGGCCGATGACGACTTGCCGCTGACCGTGTCGTTGATCTTCTCGACCCAGCCGCCGCCATTGTTGTTGATGTCGATGGCGTAGTTGACGCTGGTGCCGCCAAGGTTTCCGGCGCTGTCCAAGAAAGACAGGGACGGCATCTGGACCGTGACGATGACCGAGGTGACGTTGGTGTTCGTGATCGAGCGCACCACCGGGCCGGTCGAAATTTTGACCTCGGTCCCCACCGAAGTCTCGTTCGCGACCTGATTGAAGGCCGCAATCGTGGACTGCGTCTGGGTCCCGTTCACCGAGGTGTAGCTGACGCCCGAAAAGTTCGTGGAGCCATCAGGGTTCTGGATGGGCGTGTCGTCGAGATAGATCGACTTCAGGCCGTCAACCAGACCGCCGATTTCGCCCTCACAAATGAGGTCGAGGACCTGCGCGAAGCTGGTGGACTTGAGGGTGTCGGACTGCTCGGACAGGCCACCGCCCGAGCCGCCAGCCTTGCCGCTGCCTGCGCCCGTGATGATCATTTGTTCGGTCACGGGATCGCGAAGCCCCCAATGGGAAGGTCGTAGGAGTAGGTCGGGTCGGGCTTCTGCTCGACGGTGATCGCCGCGCTGATCACGGCGCTGCCGACAACAGCGCGGCCATAGCCGATGGGGACAGCAGCGCCCTGCGCGATGCTGTTGACCGGGCCGTTGAAGTAGCTGTTCTCGTTCGTCTGGCCCTGCTGGGGGGCCTTCGGTGTCGGCGCGAGAAGCTGCGCGATGCCGCCCAGCAGGAGCGCCGCGCCCAGCCATGCGACGTTGGCGTAGGTGAGACCAAGGAAGCCGATGCCCTGCGTCATCAGGAGCGAGCCGCCGCCCGTCACCGGGGCGAGGGCGACCGCCGCGACGATCAGGACCGCGCCGAGGATCGCGCCAAGCACCTTGCCGCCGCCGTGGACGACGGGCGTGATGGAGAAGTTCCGCGACATCGGGTGGGTCAGTTGCCCCTCGTTGATCTGATCGCGGTCCACGACGCAGCGGTAGGCGACGTTGCGCTCGTGCGAGGTGGCGAGGAACTTCTCGAAGCCATCGAGGTTGGCGCAAAGCGCGCGGATCGCTTCGGCGGGGGTGCGAACGTCAAGCCTATGGACGCGGCCAAACCGCTTCCCAAGCTCACCGTTCAGCCTGATCACCCTCATAACGAACAACCTTCACAGTATGCTTTTTGTACCAGCCACCGTAGACGTCGCGGCTCGAAAGCCTGCCTTCAGCGTGGTGCAAGATTTGATCGTCACCAATATACAGGGCAACATGATTAGGAACCATGCTGTCCCCAGTCTGCATAAGGATTACGTCGCCGACTTCAAGCTCCTCGTCTTCACCAACGGAGCGAAATCCTGCCGCCCGCCAGTTTTTTCCGAGCGGGTCTTCACCGCGCCGCCAGAAGTCCTTTGCGCGCGGGACGTTCATCAGTGTGACGCCGCGCTCGCGGCGATACCAGTCGTAGACGATGGTCCAGCAGTCGAGGGTGCCCCAGCAGTGCTTGCGCCCGACCAGAGGGGCCTCGTAGCCGCTCGGCTCGAACTCGTGCCACGTTTCGGTCGGCAGGGACGCGATGACCCACTTCAGGCCCGTCGCCTCGCATGACACGAGGTCGGCCTGCGAGGGCGTCGGCGGGATGTTGATGTGGCTGTGGAAAAGCTCGACGATTTCGCCCGCCTGCTCGGCTGCGGCGTAGTCGGTCGGGTCCATCGCGAACACATCGTCCTCGGAGTTAGGGGCGATGTTCCGGCAGGGCCAGTAGCGTTCCCGGCCCTTGACGATGACGACCAGACCACAGGCTTCGCGCGGAAGCTCCGATTTGGCGTGTTCGAGCGCCAGAGCGCGATTTTCCTCGTTCATACCTTGAGCAATCCAGCAGCGGGGAAGCCGCCATAGGGAAGCTCGGCGTACTGCCCGAACCGGACGCGGCAGGAGGACAGGCGCTTGCCGCAGACATCCTGCGCGAGCGTTCCAACGGGGCTGTCGTTGGTGTCGTAATAGTTGGTGCCGGTGTAGCCGCACTCGCTGCCGCGATACCTCCACGGGCAGTAGTTCTGGACGATCTGGCGGCGCGGCAGGGCAACGCCCGCGAGGTCGAGGGACGCCGCAAGCTCGAACTCGACCGCCTCGTTCGTCTCGCTCGACTTCCGGTCGATGTAGTAGACGTCGCGCGGGAACTCTGCGGTCGGGTCCGCATCGGGGTTCCCGGCGATGAAGTTGGCTGCGTCGAGGTATTTCGCCAGCGTCCTGATCCGGGTGAACTTGCACCCGATCAGGTCCTGATACGCCAGCACGAGCGCGGTGATGGTGCCCAGCACGTTCGAGACCGTGACCTTCGGGCGAGGCATCTGGCCTTTTCCGTTCCACTCGAAGCCCGTGGCGTCGATGGGAAACGCGCTGTAGGTCACGCCCTGCCATTTGATGTCAGCGACGTACTCGTTCTTGCCCGAGTGAAAGCGGTAGACCCCGCCGCCGACTACGCTGGCGTCGATTTCAAAAAGCTCGATGATCGCGGAAGGCGCAAGTTTCTGGACCTCGGCCTCGATGGTCGGGGTCGTTTGGATCAACGCGCCTGCGATGAAGAGAAGCATGGGCGGCGCTCGGCCTTATGCAGCCGTGAAGGACGAAGAAAGCTGGAACGCGGCCTGCAAGGTCGCGCCGTTGACGTAGCGGACGCGGTACAGGGTGGCTGTGCCAGCGAGGCCAGTCATGGGCACCGACAGGACCTGCGCCACGTTTGCGGCCACGGCAACGCTGGCGATCTGGCGGTAGGTCGTGCCGCTATCGACCGAAAGGTCAATGGCGAGCGTCCCTGCCTGATCGGCGAAGGCGACAGCGTTGAACTTGACGTAGTTCGCGCCAGTGGTCGCGCGGCCAGTGCCCGTGAAGGTGGCGCTGGCTGCGAGGACGGTGCTGCTGTCCGTAAAGCCGGACTGGCGGGTGAGGGTGCTGATGGTGGCGACAAAAGGTGCGCTCTCCATCGAGTGCGGCGACGGCGCGATGGCTACGTTGACAGTGCCCGAGGTGAACGCGGTGCAGCGGACGCGGACCTGCGTGACGCCATTCAGGTCAAGCTTGTATCCGAACGCCTGCGCGGTGAAGGCCAGCGCGAGGCCAGCAGTGGTGACGGATGAGTTGACGTCAGCGCGAGCGGCCTGAATGGGGAACCAGTTGGTCCCGTCAACGGTGCCCTCGAAGATCATCGTGGCCGAGAACGTGCCAGACAGCACGACAAGGGCGCTGCAAGCATCGTTCAGGTTGGTGACGGTGACACTGCCGGTGGCCGTGAGAGCGCCAGTGGTGACGGCGAACGGGTTTCCCGGCACCATGACCTGCATATCGACGGTGGCCGTGCCGCCGATGTCGGTGCGCTGATAGGTATCGACCTTGGCCGACCCCATGTTGGAAGGAAGAGGAATGGAACTCATGGCTCATACACCTGCTTAAATTTGCACGAAATCGTGTTGAGGTTGTAGCGGTCCCGCGACCTTTGCCAAGACATGCAGACGAACTTTCCTGCATCGCCATTGATGTCGGTCCAGTCGAAACTCTGCACAGCGGCCTGCGCGACGAAGAATGCCTCAATGGCGTCTGCCTCGGCGTTCGAGCGCACCGAGAACTTCAAGTCCCAAGTCCGGCGCTGGGTGTTGATGCCGTTCGCCTGCCGCTGCTCGTAGCCGTCGCCGAAGCTCGACACGCGCACGGTCGGCTGCACCTCGTAGGATGCGCCGTAGTCGGGGGTGTAGGTGAAGGTTGCCATGTCTTATGCCGCCAGAAGCCCACCGGGGCGCTTTTGCTGAACGAGTTCGACGCGCACGGCGTTCGCGACCAGCCTGCCAAGCTCGGCAGCACGACCGGGGTCGCCCTGCATCTTGTCGCCGCCAGCGCCGCCCTCGACGCTGACGTTGACCGTGACGTTCTGGGTCACGCTGTCGCCGCCGCCGCCACTGGCCTCGATGCCCAGCCGCCCGTTGCCCATCCGCCTCAAGGGCATGATGGCCTCGGGACCGGCTTCACCCATCTGACCGATGCCGCCGCTATGCCGGAAGAACGTAGGGCTGCTTACGACGCCGCCGCGCGCGAACTTGCGGACGCCGCCGAAGTCGAAGGCCGCGCCATTTGCTGCTGCCATGCCAGCGACCGCACCAAGGCCGTTCGCCGTGCCCTGCGCCGCCGACATCGCGCCGCCGCCGAGGATGGAGCCGCCGCCGAAGATTGAGCCAAGGCCCTTCGTGATCGCGCTGACGATGGACTGGCGGATTGCGATGCGAATGAGGTCCGCGATGATCGCGTTCGCCATGTCGTGAAACGACAGCTTGCCGGTCATGCAGAAGTTCACCAGCGCGTCCTCGGTGCCCTTCATGGCATCAGTCCACGCATTCATCGCGTCCTTGCCGAGGTTGCCGATTTCATCCGCGTAGTCGTGCAGGGCCTTCTGGGTGCCGCCGAGGAACGACGTTTCGCGCGCATGGTTCGCGGCCTCAATAGCCTCCTTGTCGGCCAGCGCGGCGAGCGCGTGATCGCGGTATGCCTTCGCGCCGTCCTCGGTCATGCCGATGACCTGCTCCTCGATGTCAGCGAGGGCCTTCTTGTGTTCGATCATCTGCTGGTAGGCGAAGTCGGTCATCGTGACGGCGAGGGCCTGATCGCGCAGCGCATCGTTCTCACGCCCCCACTTCACATCCTGCTTGGCAAGGGACTTCTGCTCGTCGTCGGCCTTCTTCCGCTCCCGAACAGCCTTCGCGACCTCGTCGGTGGCAATGGCCTCCTTGCGAAGCTGCGCGATGACCTCTTCGGACACGCCATTGTAGACGCCCTGCGAGATATTGAACTCGATCTGGGCCTCGCGAGCGCGGTTCAGGTTGACGCCGAACTTCTCCCAGTGATCAAGCTCGAACTGGGCCTGCGCCTTCTGCTTGCCCATGTCCATGAACGACGAGTTCGCGGCGTTGAGGCCCGAAATCTGCTGCTGAAGGGTGTCGAGCGCAGCCGCCTCGGCGATGTAGGCGTTCTTCTGGTCGCTAGACCACTTGGCGTACTTGCCCTTGGTCGTCTCGAACCGAGCCAGCGCCTCGTTGGCGTTCTTCACCTTCTCGCCGTACTGATCCATCGCGGCAAGCTCGGCCTGCGCCTGCGCGATGTTGCCGCCGACCGTATCCATCGCGGACTGGTAGGGCGTTTGGCCCTTGGGGGTCTTCGGGGTGCCGGTGGTGCTGGTGGGCTTCGGGGCCGTGTCACCGGAGGAAAGGAGGCCGTTGCCCTGAAGCTGCCTGCGATCTGCGTCGGAGTGCGGGCGACCAGCCTTTTCATCGGCGATCCACCGCTGCGCTACCTCTGCGGTCGTAGCCTCATTCTGCGACATCGTGAACGCAGCATAGGTGCTGGCGTTCATGTGGATGCCGCCACGCTTGCCGGGGATGGGCAGCAGGTTGCTAAGGCCCTTGATGTCGCCGCGCTCGGCAGCAGCCGCCGCAGCCTTGGCTTCCGGGGTCAGGTCGCCTTGGACAAAACGCTCGGTAGTGCCGCCCTCGCCATCGCGGACGGTATACTTCCTGCCGGGGAGGCGATTGCGGTCGTCGCTGCGGATCGCGTCTGCGGCGGCAGTGCGCGCCTCGTTGGCCTTGGCCCTCGTCTGCGCGGAGTTCAGCGCCATCTGCGCCGCGTAAGCCTTCCAAGTCTCGTCCGTCATCTTGGCGATCTTGCCAGTCGAGGTGTCGATCATCCGAGAGAAGAAAGACTGCGAGCGCGCGTAACTGTCGCCCGCCTCCTGCGCGGCGCGGATTGCCTTTTCGTTGTCGTTCAGCCGGGTCGAGAAGTAGTAGACCGCAGCAGCGGCGGCGGCGAAGCCAACACCCCACCATCCGCCGAGCATGGTCAGCAGGCCAGCCGCGCCGCGACCGAGCACGCCAGTCGCGGCTCCGGTCGCAATCATCCCAGCACGGGCGGCGGCAAGGCGCGCTTCCGCAGCCTGCAATGCGGCAGCGCCTTCCGCAGTCGCAAGCGCAGCGGCGCGTTCTGCACCAGCTACGCCCACAACTGCTTCCGCGAGGGCGATCTTGTACGCGATCAGGCGCTGCGTCGTAACCGCGTCTGCCATCTGCGCCTCGGCAAGCTGCATTTCGGCAGCAGCCTCGGCCCGCGCAGCGCCAGCCGCGAGAAGGCTGGCATCGAATGCAGCGAGCGCGCTTGAGGCGTAGCGGCCAAAAGCAACCGCAGCACCAGCCATCAGGACTTGGTTCAGCAGCCCGTAGTTCTGGGTCAGGAACTGCACCGCGCCGGTCATGCTGTCGAGGACGCCCTTGACCGATCCGGCCTCGAACACACCACTCTTGAACTCGAACCATGCGTTCTTCAGGTTCGCGAGCGAGCGCGCGGCGCTGTCGAGGCTGTTCTGGTCAATGCCGTCGCCGATCTTCTGAAGGGCGGTGAAGAAGTCCTCGGCGCTGACCTTGCCGTTCTGCATGTTCTTCAGCAGGTCAGCCGTGGTCTTGCCCATCGCAGCAGCGACCTGCTGCGTGAAGCCCGCGAGCGTGTCGCCAAGCTGGCCGTTGAGTTCCTCGGACATCAGCTTGCCCTTGGAGGCAATCTGCGCCATCGCGTAATAGACGCGCTGGGCACCCTCGGCAGTCAGCTTGTTCGAGAGAATAACCTTCGATGCGGCCTCGAAGTTGCGGTTGGCCTCGGCCATCGTCTGACCGGACAGCTTCAGCGCAGAGGTGAGGCGCACGGCAGAGCCAAGCGCCTCCTCCTGCGAAATGCCGAGGCTGACCATCGTGTCGCGAAGCGTGATGAGTTCGGCCTTGGACGCGCCCTTGCCGAAGCCCACACTCAACTGCTTCTGGAAAGCGTCAAGCTGGATCGTGGCCCGCGCGAACTCAAGGACGAGGTTCGCGACCTGATTTGCGCCGAATGCGCCCGCCAGCATCTTCACCCCGCTCGAAAGCGAGGCCATCTGGCGGTTCACATTGTCCGCAGTCTTCCCGACCGTGTTCAACTTGACGTTGAACTTGTCGATGGCGTCGGTGCCGACGACGCCCGCGTTGATCTGGAACTTGGCCTGATAAACGTCGAGCGCCACTATTCGTCTTCCTCAGACTTCGCAGAGAGAATGGTGTGTTCCATTACCTGCAACGCTTCAAGCATTTCCCTCCGATCTTCCACACTGTAAAGATCAAAAAGCCACCTGACCGCGCTGTAGTCGAGGCCGACCAGCCCGCTGAACGAAGTCCTCCACTGCGTCTGAAGGCGCAGGAACATTTCGACGAAGGGCCAGTTTTCAGGCCAGACCTCGAAATCCTCCACCTTCTGCGCCGCGATCATTTCGTCGAGGACTTCCTGCGGTGCGCCGAAAGCCTTGAGGTCGCTGATCGCGTCTTCGTAGGAGGTGCCGCCCTTCAGCCAGTAAAGGGCGGCGTCTGTTAGTTTTTTTCGCGTCCCCCGGAGAGGCTCTTCATCCACGCCTTGATGATGCTCGCACCCACCAGCGGGATTTCGAGGATCGTGTCGCGATTGTTCTCGGACCAGAGGAGTTCGGTGCCTGCATCGGCGACACCCTTCCATCCGACCATGACTTCGACGACGACGTCGCGGTCGCTCATGGTCGAGCCGACCACGGCCTGCATGATTTCCTCGATGCGGCTCTGCGGCAGGCGCTTGAACTCGGCGTCGAAGGTGTGCTTCTCGAAGCGACCGCCATCGGTCGGGATTTCGACCTGAACCGGCCAGAAATAGCTCGCAGACTGCGAAATCACAAAAGCCATTGAAATGTCTCCACTTTTTATATGGCCGGGTGTTCAAGGCACACCCGGCAAAGCCTCGGCTGGGTTCCCCCGGCCCGATTACTTCACCGAAATGGTGAACTCGTCGTTGCCCGCCGTGGTCGGCGTCAGCACGTAGGGGCACGACAGCATCACGATGCTGTCCATTTCCGTGTAGCTCGGGTTGACGAGGTCAACGGTGCTGGTGGCGGAAATATCGACGATGGAACCCGCGACGGTGCCGTGCGTGATCTGCATGGAGCCGAGCGTCGTGCCGAGTGCCGTGGCCCAGAAGTCCTTGGCGGTCACGGTAGGGGCCTCGAAAACCACGGTGCCCCCGGCCTTGCGGTCGGTCAGGATCACGCTTTCGCTGTTCACGAGGTTGCGATAGACCACATCGTTGTTCAGGTTCATCCCGAACTCGGACATCACGCCCGAGAAGCCGAAGAACGTGAAAACCGGCGTGTTGGCCTTGTTCACGGCAATCGGGGTCTTGAACGCGGTGTAGGTCGCGGTCAGGTTCGCAGCGTCGGCCACGGTGTTGTAGATGCCGGTGAAGGTGAACTTCAGGACCGGCAGCGCCTTCGCGTTCATCGTGACTTCGACGTTGCCACGGCAACCAGTGACCTTGTGCAGCGGCGAGGACGCGGCGGTGTTGTCCTGCGGCTGGAAGTAGATCGTCACCGACGAGAACGAGGACGAGACCGGCTTGTAGTCCACGCGGGTCGAGGCAACCACGGTTTCAGCCATGCCGCAGGCGATCAGCAGCGGGCCGTAGGCCGGTGCCGTGCCAGCCGCGCCAGCGCCCTGAAGTTCGACCTCGAACGAGACCTGCACCTTCTGGGCAGCGATGATCTGGTCGTAGTTACCGAAGTACGGACGCACGAGGTCGCGCGAGACGATTTCGGCGTCCAGCGGCGTCACATCGAGGTTGCGGACAAGAATGGCGTTCGCCGCGCCAGTCGGCGTCGGGTCGGTGCCATACGTGGTTTCGGTCTTGGCGAGGATTACCCTCTTGCGCGAAAGAAGTGCCATTATTCACCTGCCTCAATTTCTTGATCGTCAACTTGGGCAGGAGCGACAGGCTCTGCCGGTTCTTCCGTGCGCTGAACGAGCTTGCGCTTTCCCGTCTTCGGGTCTTCGACGTATTGCCCGCCAATGCCGTGAAATTCATCGTAGTCCATTTGGCACCTATACCACCGTCAGATCGGTCAAGGAAGTCCTGTAGAGGACGGCGAAATCGTAGGAAATCAGGCCGGTCGGGACATCGCTCTCGATGTATTCCCAAGTGGTAGACAGGGGCTGGACGTCATAGGCATAGCCTCCGAGCGTCAGGTCCGAAGTCATCTTGGCGTGAACTTTCTCGATGTACGTGTCAGCGGCTTGATCCGGCGTGTCGCTGCGGACCATTACTGACACTCGAACGATCATCCGCCAGTCGAGCTTCGGGATTACCGGCTGACCAGCTTCATCGGAGACAGGCTCGACGATGACGGCAGGGAACTCCCCGCGCGCGAGCGGCGCGATGCGGCTCCGGTAGACCGTGGCACCGATGGCCGGGGCCGACGAGAGCTTCGTCTTGATGGCCGCAAGGATGATTTCGCGGACGGTACTCACGACAGGAACGTCAGCTTGTAGAGGACGCTGTCGATGGTTGAGACGGCCTCGTCGATCAGGTTCTGGATTTCGCTGCGGTCGAGGCACTCCTCGCCGGTACGATTGGCGTCGATCCAGTCGCGCTGCGCCGTAATGTCGGCGACAATGTCGCCGGTCGGCTGCTCGATCACGAACGGGATGGTGCCGATCATTTCACCGTCACGGCCCATGTAGGCTTCTGCGATGGCGTCAGCGCGGTCGCCGATGGCCCCGTAGAACTCGCCGAGGGCGACATGCTGGGCGTAGCTGCTCGTGCGGAGGTGCGCCCGGTGAGCGAGTTCGCGCAGGAAAAACAGGTGGGCGATCAGGCTCTCGATCATGGGTCAGACTTTCGCCAGAGATACTTCCACGAGCTTCCCATCGTCGATCATGCGGGCCTCGCGGACGGTATAGGCCGTGCCGTCTACAGTGATCGCGTCACCGTAGAGCGGGACGCCGAACACCGAGGTCCGCAGCATGACCGTGTATTCGTTGGACAGGACCATTTCGCCACCCATGATGGTGGTCGGCATGTCCAGAATGCCTTTGTCCGTGACGGCCCCTTTCGTGACCGTCACGGCAAATTCATTGAAGAAGACGGAGAGGTCTTCAGTTAGCGGCATCGGCGCGGGCCTTCGCGGCCTTCGCTTCAGCCGCCAGCGCCGCCTTGATCTTCGCCGGATCGGCGAGTTCGATCTGGGCCGCGAAGAACTCGGCGTCCTCGTCAGTCAGTTCGATTTCGGTGCCGCCTTCGAGCGCCTCACTGCCATCGCGGGGATGCAGAAAGAAGCCGTCGCGGACGCGGTACTTTGTCTTGGTATCGGCCATGATTGGTTCTCCCGAAAACTAAAGGGGGAGCGCGGGCGAACGCTCCCCCAGAAGTTTCCCGGCTGGCGAAGGGGGGGGCCAGCCGGGAAGCTATTACGCGATGATGTCGGTGATCGCCGCGAAGCTCTCGGCGTGACGCACGTTGATGTCGCAGGTCTGCATCGCGCGGATGTCCACCGAGCCAGCGGTGTAGCCCGAGCCATAAGGGTTCGGCAGGATTTCCAGACCGCCCCACATGCCGATCAGAAGCTGCGAGAAGTCACCGAAGATCAGGCCGGACAGGTTGGTGCCGGTGCCCTTGGTGAAGCTCGACGGCATCTGGTTGGAGCGAGCAACACCGTAACCGTTGATCATGCCGGGGGTGCCAGCAGCGCGGTTGTCGAGGTTGTCCGTCCAAAGGTAGTCGGCGTACTGGGTCTTAAGCTGCTTCAGGGCCGCGACCACCTTGGCGTTGGTCAGGTAGGCGAGGCTACCGTTCAGCGCGTTGGCGATGTCCAGCTTGCTTTCAAGCTGGATAAGCTGGTCGATACCGCTGACGCCCGTGGTCGCAGCGTTGGTGAACGCAGCGCCGTTGGTGCCCATCGCAACCGAGCCAATGCCCGACTGGTTCAGGATGCCCCTCGGCTGACCCGAGGCGCCCGAGCCATTGATCGCGGCGAGGTCGATGCCCAGCGCCATCACCTTGGCGAGGTCGTTGCGAACGATGCCCTCAACATCCGGGGTGGACTGCTGAAGCATCAGGCGCGAATACTGCGAACGCGCGCCAAGCTGCTTGGGGGTCATCGTGACCTGATCGAAGGTCGCTTCGGCCTCGGTGATCGCAGCGGCTTCCGTCACCCAGTAGGTCTGGGTTGCGCTGATCTGGCGCGGGATGGCGATGTTGCCGACGAGGCCGGACAGCACCGTGGGGCCAAGCTGCATGATCAGCGCGCGGTTGCGGAGGACCTCGATGAACGAGCCAGCCAGCAGGTTGGTCGCCACAGCGGCACCACCAGTCGCGGTCGCGCCCACCGCGTAGGGAGCGCGGGTCTCCATGCGGATGTTCAGCGGCATGAAGAAGCCATCCGTCTCGCGGTTGCCTTCCTTCGCCAGCGTCCGGCTGACTTCGAGTTCCAGACCGGCCTTCGACCAGTCCTTCGTGATGGCGGCGTTGATCGCGCGCACGAGCGAATACTCGCGCTGCTCGCGCTCGGAGAGGTCAACCTCGCCCGAACGGCCACCGTCCACGGGAACCTGCTTGGAACCCATGCTTTCGAGGAACGCCGCACGGGCTTCCTCAAGGCTCTTGCCGCCGTCAATCAGCGACGACGCCATGTCGGTCTTGCCGAGCTTGTCGCCAAGGGCGCGGATCGAGGTGACGCGCTCGCGCTCGGCACGAACAGCGTCATTGGCTGCTTCGGCACGAACCGCCGAAACATCGACCGGCTGGGCCGGAACAGCTTCACTCATTTTACGTTCCTTCACTTCGGGAGTGATGCCACGAACGAGGACTTCCTGTTCGCGGCTTTCGGGGGTTTCGGACCTACCGAGGCCCACAGTCGGGTCAGCAGGGATCGAGACGCACGAAACTTCGAGGGGCATCCACCGGGTTGCGGTGAACGTCGATTTGCCGTCGCGCTTGGCTTCGGCCATTTCGAGAATGCGGTAGCCGAACGAGACGTTGCGGATGATGCCCGCCTTGACGTCGTTCAGGACTTCCTCGGCGCGGGCCGAGGTGCCGAACCGCACAGTGCAGTAGCCGCGCTTGTCGGCCCCGATCCATGCCTTCTCGACGACGCCAATCTGCTCATCGCGGTTGTGGTTCCACAGGAGCGGCGCGCTGTCATTGAGGCGCGCGAGGTCCGCAGCGCCAGCGTCGTGCGAAAGCACTTCATCACCGAACCAGCGTTCGACAGCCGTCTCGCTCGAAAACGAGAACGTCATCGAGCGATCTTCGGCATTCAGTTCGATGGAAGCTGACTGCCCGCGAGAAAGTGCGGGCAGTTGCATCTTCCGTTCAGAAATGAGGTCCACAGAAATGCCTTCGATGAATAAAACGTCGGGCCAGTTATCGCTGATTAAAGCAGATCAAGCAACTACATCTTGTGCCTTACCCCCACCCTGACCACTAGATGCAGGGTCGGCGGGGTCAGGCTGCGGCTGCTCGCTCGGTTGTTCCTGACCCTTCATGTCAACGAGGGCCGGATCAGTGTCGAAGACAAGGTCGAGTTCCTTGCAGAGTTCGACCTCGCGCTGACGGGTGTGCGCGAGTTCCTCGAAGTCGCCGCCGTTCTGCGCCACGACGTCGGTCACGGTCATAAAGCCCGAGCGGACGGCGGTCTTGTAGGCGGTGATTTCCTTGCTCGGGTCGATCCACTGCCAGCCACGCGGGAGCCAGCGCACATCCTCGTAGAGTTCGGGCTGCGTTTCGTAGCTGGGCAGGTTCAGGACGTTCGAGAGGACGGCCTGCTGAAGCCACTGCTCGAACACGCGCTGGTGGAACGTGCTGATGATCCACTGCTGAAGCTGCCGCCAAGTGTCGCGGTCGTCCAGCAGCGCGAGACGGCTGCTCGAATAGTTCGACTGCGAGTAATCCTTGGAGAGAGTTTCGTAGGACACGCCAGCGCCCGCCGACACGCCGCGAAGCATGTAGCGCATGAACGGGTCCAGCAGGCCGGACGGCTGGGTCGGGTTGAATGCCGTAAACTTCTCGCCGGGGGCGAGGGTCGTGATGCGACCCGGCTCGAACTGCGAGACGCGCTCGCCAGCCATGACGCCGTCGCCCTCGAACTCGGGGTCCGGCGTCTCGATGAAGCCCATCTGGCAGGCCGAGGCGCGGGCCGCGATGACGGTCGCCTCCTCGTAGCCGGTCATGTGGCGCAGGCGGGTCAGTGCCGAGGCGAACCACGGGATGCCGCGCGTCTGGCCGGGGCGGTCGGTCGTAAAGAGGTGGATCACCTCGCTCGCGGGAACGCGGATGCGGCGCTGCGCGACGTTTCCAACACTGCCAAACTGGATGTCGCCGGGGTGCTGCGTGAAGAAGTGGTACGCCACCGGGCGGAACCACTCGTTCACCTCAACGCCCATCCTGATCTGGTTGCCCTCGGCGCTCTCGCCGTTGTAGTTCTCGTCCAGCAGATCGGCTTCGATGATTTCAAGCGCCAGCGGCACAGGCGAGCGCCCGAAGTTGCGGCGGATCATGCGGACGAAAATCTCGCCGCTCTCGGCGACGTTGCGGACCAGCAGGCGCTCAATCTCGGGGAACGACAGGACGCCAGCCGTATGGCAGCTATCCGCGCGCTTCCAACGCTGCCACGCCGTCTCGATGGCCTGATTGACGTCGAGGTCGAGCTTCCCGGAGCCGGGGCCGCGCTTGCGCTTCACCTGCGCCTGAAGCGCCACGCCCTGACCGATGGTGTTGTTCTGGATCGCCCGCAGCGCGTTCACGACATAGTCGTTGTTCCGGCCAAGGTCGCGGACGCGGTTCCGCAGGACGCGGATCGCCATGCGGCTCTCGGCATCCTGCGAGGTGCTGGACGCGACCCAGTCGGACAGCAGGCGACCGAACTGCGCGCCGGTATACGCGCGCTTGCCGACCAGCGTCGGGCCTTCACGCGGGACAAGCTGAAGGGGGTTCATTTCTTACCTTTCTCGCCGAGGGCCTGCATCAGGACGGACCACTTGGCGTCGGAGCTTTCGAGCTTCGCGAACCGGAAGCCGCCGACGACGGCGAGGCCGACCGCAGAGACCAGCCAAGCCACCATGAACACAGGCAGGGTGATGGCCGTTTCGACGGCCAGCAGCAGCCACGCGACGACTGCGCGGATGGATTTCAACCGCTCGTCCATCACGCGAACCTGACGAACACGTTGCGCGGGTCGCCGAGGCCGTTCGCGATGGCCTGTGCCTGCCGCTCCTTCGCGACAATCAGCTTGAGGCGGCTCTGAAGCTCCATCAGGGCCGAAATCGGCTCCTTCCGCAGGCGGCGAGTACCGATCTGGTACTCGGCAGTCGCGCCGCCGCTGATCCGCGCGCGGATTTCCGCCTCGACGGCGGCAAGGTCGATTTCAGACTGGGTCCGGCCATCGTAGTTCGCGCCCGCAGTCGCGAGGTTCTTCCCGATCAGCAGGGTGCCGGTGCCGATGGTGACTTTCAGCGCGCCGTAGCTCGCCGTGGCCTGCCAGTAGTAGTTCGGGTCCTGCGCGGCAGCGGCGGTCAGCGCGGCGGTCTGCGCAGACGACAGCGATGTCTCCCATCCGCCGTTGTAGGCCGTGCTGGCAACGGACAAAGTCGTCGGACCAGAGAAATACCACGTAAGCGCCCAGTTGGGCGACGAAATGGTGTTGCCGAGGTTGTCCGAGGTGGGAATGTCCCGCCAAGTGACACTGTCCCCCTGCACAATGATGGGCGGAATATTCACTTCGACTACCAGTTCGTGACAAATGATGAGGCTGCGACAACCTACCCGAACGCTTGCCCTTTGGCAACATGACCGGCTTTTCCGGCTCTTTCACCTTGGGCGTCATCTTGGCCTCGAACTGCTCCCAGATCGAGCGCCGGTTGAACCGCATATAGAGGCTCTGCATCGCGGCGAGGGCGTAGACGAAGGTATCGAGCGCCTCGTTGCGCGCCCCGGCCTTCTTCGTCCACTCCCGCACCGGGAAGCCCTTGACGTAGCGGGTCACGAGCTTCTCGGCGGTCAACTGGTTGAAGTAATCGGGCGGCAGGTTCGCATGGAAGTGCGTGAACCCGGCACCCGGCTCGGCGAGCTTGAGGCGCGAGTAGATGGTCTGCTTCGCAGTGTCAGTTCCGACCGGCCACAACTCCGCGCCGTTCTTGATGGTCTGGCGCTTGAGGTTGAGGTCCACCTTCGTCGGGCGACCGATGATCGGCTTGTTCTTCTGGCTCTGGCCCTTGATCGCCATGACATGCAGGGCGCGGTGTTCGCGCGCGAAGGCGTAGACCTCGTGCGTGAAGTGACCGCCGCTGTCGATGCAGGTCGCGCTGATCGGGAGCGCCTCGAACAGTTCATGCTCGACCGGGCGCTTCAGCAGGTCGGCCAACTGCGCCCAGACTTCGGGCTTCGCCGGGTCGCCGAAGATTTCCTGATGATCCAGCACCCAGCTTTCCTCGTCGCGGCCCCAGCCGAGGAGCGTGATCGCGAGGCGGTTGTCCTGCGTGTCGATGCCAGCGGTGACGGCCAGCACACCAGCGGGGGCTACGCCAGCCGGGTAGAACTCGACGCGGTCCAGCAGTTCGCCCGCGCCGATCCGCGCCGCGATTTCATCCTCCCATGTCTCGGCGAGGATGGTGTTCACGAAGGTCTTCAGGAGCGGCGGGTCGCCCTTCGCGCGCAGGAACTCGTCCACGATTTCCGACCACGACTTCCAGCCGAGCGGGCTGTAGAGCGAGGACAGGTGGTAGCCCCTTGTGCGCCCGTCGCCGCGCGCGGTCGGACGCCACTCGCCGCCCAGCAGCATTTCGGTCTTCGAGTATTCCTCGATCACGCAGCCGCTATGCTCGCAGACGTAGTGCGCGGTGGTCGGGTCGCCATCCTCCCACTTGATCTGCGCCCACTTGAGCCACTGGTATTCGCCGCAGTGCGGGCAGGGCACGAAGAACCGGCGTTGATCGCTCGCGAGGTACTCCCGCTCGATCCGGCTGGTGTCCTTCACGGTCGGCGTCGAGGACATGAAAATCTTGCGGCGCGCGAAGGTCGTGGTGCGGCGCTCGGCGAGGTTTACCGGGTCGCCTTCGCCGTCGAGGTCCACTGGGAAGCCGTCGATTTCGTCGAGGAACAGGTAGCGCACCGGCATCGAGCGCAGGCCCACCGCCGAGTTCGCGCCCGTGATGAGCATGAACCCACCGGGGAACTCTTTGGCGAACATGGTGTTTCCGCTGTCCCGCGACCGGCTCTCCGCGATGCGCTCGCGCAGCACTGGGCTTTCCTCGATCATCGGGCAAGGCGCTGCTTCGACAGGCGCTTCGCCATATCCACGGTCGGCTGGACCAGCATCATCGGGCCGGGGGCCATGTGGATCACGAACCCGGTCCAGTTGTTGCCGGTCTCGGTCTTACCGACCTGCGCGCCCGCCATGAACACGACGCGCTGCGTCGGGTCGCTCGGCGACAGGCTGTCGTGGATTTCGCGCAGGTAGGGGGTGCGGTCGGTGCGCCAGCGGCCCGGTTCAGCCGACGCCTTCTGCGACAGCATCCGAAACTCGTCGGCCCACTGGCTGACGGTCAGGTCGGGGTCGGGCGTCAGGCCGCTGCGAAACGCCTCACGGTAGATCGCGGCGTCATCCATCAGCATTGAGGTTCTCGATGGCGTTACGGATTTCCGTGATGAGCTTGGTGTGGACCGCGAAGGGGTCGGTCATCCCGGCGATTTCCGCCGAGACGCGGTCAGGGATGCCGAGCATGGCGTCTCGCGTGACGCGCGCGAGGCGGAACGCCTCCTTCTTGACCTTCTCGACCTCGATCAGCTTCTCGACCTTCTCCTCGTACTCAAGCTGGGCGAGCTTGGCCTTGTACGCGGCCTCGATGGTCTTGCTCTCGACGAGGGTCGGGACGTTCTGGGGGTCGATGCCGAGCTTCTTGGCGCTCTCGACGATTTCCTCGGGCGTGTTCTTCTTCCGGCGACCGCCGTGGCCGTTCCATCCCGAGGTCGGATGGGTGTTTGCGGCATAGAGTTGATCGGCCAGAGCGACGTCGATCATGCCCTTTTCGTCCACTGCGGCAGTGATTTTGCCCGCGCGAATGGCAGCGTTGATCGCTTGCGGCGTGACACCGCGCCTACGGGCATACTCGCTCTTGTTGACCTTTTCGGTCACTACCGGCCCCCTTTATTGCTCTTTCGCCGCCTTACGCGCACTTTTTGCCAATTTCCAGTGGAAAAAAGTTCACTATTCTGTCGCTAGAATTGTGATGCGGTCACGCGTTACCCTCGCCGGGGGGTGGCCGAAATGGGACCCGTTTCGCATTTGCAGCATGGGTCAACCCACTGAAAACATTGGATATTTCCGCTCCTGGCTTCGCATTTGCAGCATGGGTTTGCTGCTATGCGGGGAGCGCCCGCCTAGGGCGCAATCGGGACGCGCCGGGGGCGCTCCGGGATCAATCGGGAAGCCGCGCCGGGGGCGG